AAACATCTAGAGTAGTTCAAGTTTCTGCTCACCAGTTTTTTGGTACTGATGTTGCTACGAGTCACATTGCTGGATTGACCTTTGGTGTTACACCAACATGGACCAAGTACTCTGGTAGAATTACAATTCCATCGGTTGCAGGTAAAACTCTTGGTGAAAGTTCAACTAGCAACCACCTAGCACTTAGATTTAACTTGCAGTCCGGTTCCTCGGCAGGTTACATGTACGATACAATTAACTGGCCTGCTGGAGCAACAGAGGACTTTGCACTTACACAAGTTCAACTTGAAGAGAATTCACTTCCAACAAACTTCGAAAAACTAGATGAAGAGAGTGAAATTCAAAGAGCGGGCAGATTTTTCGAAATTGTTCCTGTCCATCCGATAGCATACGGAACAGCAAACAACACAGCGTCAACGCATAGACTCATCAAGAAGAGAACAAGCGACTATGAAGTTAAGTTTTCCGAAGCTGGAGATTTCATTGCAAGAAATGAAAACCGTGGACTTGATGCTATAGACAAGAGGGATGATTCTGTCACTGCATATGTCACTGACCACAATGGTGCAAATGGAAATGTTGTTCCTAAATTTACATTAGATTTCGGATCAGGTGCTGGTAGTAATGATTTGGATGGATACATAAGATTAGCGGTTGATGATGAAATTCACATAGGTTCAACAGGCGGAAACTGAACATGCCACAGAGTGCAATTAAAATACCACAAGGTGAAACTGGAATCCTTACAATCAAGGAACCAGTTAGAATTTACTGTAGAACATCTGGCAGTGATACTGAAGGGGACGGCAGCATTGCAAACCCATTCTTTAGTATACACAGAGCGTTTAGATTCCTTGAAGATTATGTTTTTGTTGAAAATGGTCGAGCAACAATTGATGTTGGTCCGGGTCGGTTTGATTTTTCTTCAACCTGTATAGTAAACGACCAGTCTGGTAAGATTGGAATCGCGGGTGCATGTGAAACTTACAGAACTTTACGTCAGGTAACGGCATACAACTATTCCGATGGAAGTGACGGGATCACTGCAAACTCTGTAGAAAACTACATGACAATGGTTCTTGTTGATCCAGCAAATCCAACTTCAGAAAATGTTGAAGGGATTGATGTTGGAGACCACCTTTTAATTGAAAACGCAACTTATCAAAAGGCAGTTCCTTACTTCACCATCCAAGAATCCAGTTACGGAATGACTGGTGGTGATGCAGATAAATCAATAAACGCTCTTGGTTGTTACGAAGTTCACGCGGTCGATACCGCTGCGAATACTGTAACTGTAAAACACCCAACCAAAAACTTCCCAATAAAATGTCACGCAGACGCCGTGGGGGCCGCTCTTGATTCCGGTGAAGAGGTTCTCTTTGGTAGTGGAACAAATACAATTGCAATTGCACAAAATGATCCCATCTTTCTCGGTGGTCCGGGGTATGAATCGGCTGGCGAACAAGCGGCATTTGATGATTTCAATCCTGTTGGGTTTTATGGAACAGATACAATTTCTGGAACTGGCAGTGAAGACGTTCTCATCAAAGATGAAATTAGAGTCAAAGTAATCAAAAGTGTTCTGAAGTGGAGAAACAGACTTCCCGCTACGAACGGTATTGTGATGAACGAAAATGCTTCGATTGATGGAATTGAAAATATAATTCTTTCAGGTGGATCATGCACAAAGTCTTTCCATGAAATCAATCCTATCCATGCTGCCACTGCACTGAAACTAAAAGGCAACAACAGCATTAGAAAGAATGCAGTTCGAGTACACAACATAGGATTTTCGGGATGGGGGACAGCACTACTCGTTAAAAATAGTTCCAACTTCATTGGACAGAACCTAATCATCACAAACTGCGGATATGGTGTTGTGGCTGATAGAGGATCAAATGTAGACTGCGATCAGCTCACAATCCTCGGATCAGACATCGAAGCAATTCGAGCCAAAAACAATTCGGTTCTCACTGCGAACGGTGCCATCGTTGGGATTGGTGGATTTAATGTTGAAGTATTCCCTGTACTAGCAGCCACTAACATAGAAGCGTTATCCAGTTTCTGGACTAAAGAAAACGGAAAACCTGTTCGAATTATACACAACCCATCATATAGATACTTACCAGACAGCAACAATGCTGTCGATGAGGGTTTACTGGAAACTAACCGGGAGGGTCTGCGTTTATATGGAATGTATACTACAACCAATGGTGGACAGTATCCAGTAGACGGTGCCATAGTAGGATCCGATGGATTGACATATGGTGTTGGTGAATCACTCAATTGCCCTGCAAGTAGGATTTAAAGGAGAATTAGACAATGCCAAATGGTATGCTTCCATGTGGGGCACCCGGCGCACCTGAATGCGACGAACCAGATGTCCCAATTGATGTAGATCCGCCAGTCGATGACGGATCTGGGGACAGCGGTGATCCCGGAACTCAACCACCCGGTGATGGTGGTGGAGATGTTATCCCGCCTGATGATGGGGATGATCCCCCAACAGAAGAAGAACCCGATCCCGAACCCCCCGGCGGTGGTGGTGGAGAAACTCCCGGCGGCGGTGGTGGTCCTGTGGATGAAGAGGGATTTGATTGTGGCGTTGAACCCCCACTCGCCGGAGTAGTAATTTCAACAGAACCAACACAGGTTGCTTTAGGTGAACCATACACAAAGAAATTCGGAACCGGCATAAAAGCCACGGATAGTTCTACAATTACAATCAAAGCACCCGTTGTAGTGGGGATGAACAAACGAGGCATTGAGTCTAGAAGAGAGTCGATCGTTAAGGTAAACGGTGGCATTTGTCGTGGTGGAGAATACGGTATAATAGCATCAATTTCATCAACTGCATATGCGTCTAGATTCCTCAACGAACGAAACGGCGGTGTTCATGCTGAACACTCAGGTACGATTATTTTCGGTCGAGACTCATTAGCAAAGAATGTAAGACAGATGACCTGTGCAGATGCTTCCTTCTTGTACTTAATCGGAACAACTTCACAAACTACAAAATTCACAAGCGACGACACCAAAGCGTATAAACTCCTTTCTCTGCGACACATGAGACTTGAAGGTGCTTCCCACGCAGAAACGAATTCAACAGGAACCACTGCAACCATATTCCGAGGTGACTTTGAAGCAAACGAAGGAAGCGCAAACTACACAGTAGATGAAAGTTCATCATTCGAATCCGAACCAATTGTCACAGATTAATCCAGAGTAACCCATGCCAAAGAATACCAAGAAAAAATATATTTTTGATAAAGTCGGAGAGATAATTGACCACGTTGATGCTGGAGAAATTCTATCTCTTGGCACGGGTGATACCGCTTTAGTTATTGGAAAGACGGACTACACAAAGGCACAAGGTAAATTCGCAAGACCCGCTTCACCGGATTCCGATGATTCTACTCGTATCGGTATATCAGACAGAATCGCTGATATGTCAGTTGATACGAGAAGTGAAAGAAGAGAAGCATCGAATGAGGGATCCACTGGTGACGATGGTCACAATTACCCATTAGTCCGTGGTTGTGGAAACTATGCGTACAACGAGATTGTAAGACAAGATAAAATGAGGGTGATTACACTACCATTTGACGGTAGTGTAAATCAATTCCCGAAGCACTTTAATACCTCACCATTTGGTGGAACTGGTTCCAAAAACGCATCAGCCGTATTTGGAACTGGATATAACGATAGTCTCGGTGGACGATTGCTACTCGGGCACAAATCTCTCACAGCAGATTTCCACATGGCAACGTGGGTGTATTTTACAACGACACCGAGCTCAGATCAGACTATCGTAGGCAAACTAGATTCCGTTTCTGGATTCACTGGACCCGAGTCTGGTGCTTCTGGTCCAACAGGAGGAGTCTCAGGTGGGTCTGGTGATGTCTTTAGACTATGGGCCGACTCTGGTACAAACAACCTCTTCTTTAGTTTCAGTGAAGACGGTGAATCAGGGACTGGTCTGAATAAGACACTAACAGTCGGAACTGTTGGTGGGTCAATTCCAGTCCGCCAGTGGAATCACATTGCTGTCAGTTATGACTGCAAGAGAAAGTTTGCTGAAGTTTATGTTGATGGATCAAGAACTGCATCTCTGGCAATCACGGGCGAAGGTTTGAAAACAAGTGCATACCCAATCTACATTGGTGCCAATCGAGACGGGACTGATGGGTTCAAGGGATACATGAAAGACTTCATTCTTAAGAGTGGAAACTCTGGTGCCGAATCACCAATCGCGGGCAGGACAGGTGCTTCTCTTTCCGGTGCGACACAAGAACAATCGTTCCTGCACGGCGAAACATTACCACATCACACACTGTACTACATGTCAATGGATGGCAAACTCGGTTGCCGAAACTTTGCCGTTGAAACCGAATCGTTTGGTAAAGGCACAGTGACATTCTGGGATTCAGATTATCACAGACTGGGCATCCGAGCGATCGAAACATTCGGTGACTTTGAGACATTTAGAAATAATCAAGGGTTTATCCACGGACTATCTTCGGGTGCTTTACACTTAACGTCCGCAACCAACAACAGTGGATTTACACAAAGCACAATAACAGAAGCAATCTCCACAACCAAGGGTAGAATTGATGGTGAATTCGCAGTCCAAACAGAAAGTCTCTTCCGATTAACTGGCAACACACTGGCAGCAGGACACTTCGTTAACTTGTTCGGTGCTAATGGTCCGTCAGGTGGCACGGGAGGCGGTGGTACTTCTGGAACCGGAATCATTGGAACGGGTGATGTTGGACAAACAGGAAACGCTGGACAACAATTTAGCATGTTTGCCACAACCCAAAACTTTGATTATGTTACTGGTATTGCAAACATTATTTTGGGTAAGAGTGGTGGTGCATCTGGCGAAACCAACGCGATCGCTGACGCTGATGACAAAGTGTTCCACTTGTTTGACCGACAGGTTCTTGGGTTATACGAGGATCTATCGAGTTTCTTCTCTCACGCCAGAGAAGTAAGAGACACGAAGAAGAGTCTCACAAATGCGATAACAGATGTTCGCAAAATTGGAACCGAAATTGATGGTATCAAGTTTGATGTCAAGACACCAGAATCTCCTAAGTACAACTTCTTCACCGCACAATCGAGTTAATCATAATGAAATTAATAATTGATATTGATTCAAACACTGCGATTGTTGACGATGAAATTTTATGTTTGCCCACAATAAACTTCTTTGAGTCATCTGCTATACCATCTGGTGAATTTAAAAGACGAGTATATTTTTCTGGCAAGAAACATTACCTGAAGTCAGACAAGTCCACTAAAGTGTTGGATCCAAACAATGAAAAGTTTGATGCTCTTTTTGGAAAGATAAAAGAACTTCGAGCAGTGAACAAGAAGATAAAGAGTGGCCAAATTAAACTGCCAGTTAAATTCGAGGGGTAACTGTGCATACATATCAAGGAGGTATGTAAATGGCCACACCAGCAAGCAGACAACAACTTAAAGACTACTCACTTAGAAGACTAGGACAACCTGTCATCGAAGTGAATGTTGATGATGAGCAAGTAGAAGATCGTATGGACGATGCTCTACAGTTCTTCGCGGAATACCACTTCGATGGTGTTGAGAAAGAATACTTTCAGTATGCAATTACAGCGGATGATATCACGAACAAATACATCAACACTGATGGAATTGATCCGTCTCTAATCAGCATTACTAAAATTTTTGATACTTCAACTAGCAGCACAAACATTTTCGATGTTCGGTATCAAATTGCCCTCAATGATTTTTACGGACTGAGAACCGGACTAGGTAACATTTCATATTACGATATGACCCAGAGACATCTTTCTCTGATCCAGCAGATTTTGGATCCAGAAAAAGCACTGCGGTTTAGTCGCGTTACGAATAAACTTAAAATTGATACGGACTGGGACGAAACCTTTACCGCAGGTGATGTTTTAGTTTTCGAAGGATATACAATCCTAAACCCAAACGAGTATCCAGAAATTTATAATGATAGATTACTGAAACGATATGTTACAGCATTAATCAAGCGACAGTGGGGCGAGAACCTTTCTAAATTCCAGAACATTCAATTGCCCGGTGGTCTACAGTACAACGGTGCAGAAATCTACGGACAGGCCACCGAAGAAATCAGACAGATCGAAGAAGAGGTTCAGCTCAAGTACGAACTCCCACCCGACTTTATGGTAGGATAAAATGGCAACCAATAGTTACTTCCGTAGGAATATACCATCAGAACATAGACTGATTGAAGACTTGACCGTAGAAACGATCAAGGTCAATGGTCTAGATATGATTTACATTCCACGAACAGCAGTCAACAGAGACAGTCTGTTCGGCGAAGACTTGATCGCCAAGTTCCAAGACAACTATTCGATCGAAATGTACCTTGAATCTGTTGATGGTTTTGAGGGTGAGGGTGACTTTATGTCTCGGTTTGGATTGCAGATCAGAGACTCTGTGAATCTCGTTGTGGCAAAGAAAAGATTTGAAATGGTCGTATCAAGAGCAGATGCTACCGTCACCAGACCAAGAGAAGGTGATATCATTTATTTTCCCCTGTCAGGTGGTGTATTTGAAATTAAGTTTGTAGAACACGAAAATCCATTCTACCAACTCGGAAAACTTTTCACATACAAACTCTCATGTGAACTTTTCACATACAACCAAGAAGAATTCAATACCGGCGACGACCTCATCGACAGCACCGAAGACAGCAGGCAACAATACGTTTCATTGCTCACTATGGGCGGTGTATCTGGCAGCACACTCGACTATTATGTTGGAGAAACTGTTTATCAGGCAGGCGGAACTGCAACCGTGGTAGACTGGTCTGGTAGTGATTCGACAACTAAACTACTTTCAGTATCGTTCAGCGGCGGTTCGTTTACGAACGGACAGGTGGTTGTTGGACTTGCTTCTGGCACAGAGTACAGCCTCTCCTCATCTGCGACTGGTTCGACTGTGATCGTTCAGGATCCAGTAACAGGCACAGGTGGTGTGGTTGCTGGGCAGAACGAAGAAATAGAATTCCATGCCGACAAGGAAAACATCTTCGACTTCTCCGAGGTCGATCCATTCTCGGAAGGTAATTACTCATAATGTTTGGTCACTTTTACAACAAATCAATACGATCAGTTGTAGTTGCTTTCGGCTCTCTGTTTAACAATATTGTTATAAACAAAAGAGATTCGAATGAGACGATCATCGAATATATTCGTGTACCTTTGTCTTATGGGGGCAGAGAAAAATTCATAGAGAGAATCGAATCATCGAGTTCAATATCAGAGGGAAACAAAGTTGAAATAACACTCCCGCGACTGGGATTTGAAGTTTCTGATATCTCATATGACCCAACAAGAAAACGAGTCACGACTGGCAAGAAGTTCGGAAGAACGCCCGAAAATCAAGCCAGCAGCACTTACATGTACACCGAAGTTCCTTACGACGTTTCATTCAGTCTTTCTGCATACGCTAGAAATATGGATGATCTTCTCCAGATCATAGAGCAAATTACACCATTCTTCACACCAGAATTTTCTGTGTCACTGAACTTCAATGACATAAACCAGAAAACAGATGTACCATTCCTTCTGAACTCTGTAAGCATCAACGAAGACTACGAGGGATCGTTTGATACCCGGCGTCTTCTAACTGCCGACATGAACTTCACAGCGAAGACATACATCTTTGGACCACAGAAAACATCCAGTCAGATCCTCAACACAAAGACCGTTATCTTCAATTATGGGGATGTGGATATTTCATTCGGGGCAACAGGTTCTCCACGCACCGGAAGCACCGGGGCATACTCCAGAGTTGATGTTGGTGTGAGTGGTGGTGTGACACTGGGAACATTTGATTTTGACGGACCTACCTTTGATGTTCAAAGTGAGGTATATGTAAGAGGGGCGATTGGTTCAACTGCCGGTCCTCCAATTGATACGTTTGGTAACACAATATGAGTAAGAAAAAAACATCTAACGAACAGATAGCAGACGCACTTGACATTGAAATAACTGAATTGCACGAAGAGAAGGACCTAGTAAAAAGACAGGTCAAAGAAATTACCGTCAATCAGAACGATGTCGA